CCTGACCTCCCGGTTGAGCCTGACCAACGCTCAACTCAAGTTTCCATCATGCATTCCACCGACGAGGAATACGTCCCACAAGAGGTCGCCACCGACCTAGCCATGGACATCCTGCAGAAACTGTATCCTGGCCCAACTGAAACCCACGAGTACCAAGCCGTCATCACCACCGACATCCCAAACGACGGCGGAGCTAAAGGTACCATCCGGCCCGACGCCCTTGACGGAGACACAGACTATGAGGGTAAGCGACACGTCGTTTACCGTTTCCAAGGTGCCCAACGCGTGAAAATCACCAACGCTAGGCACCAAATGGTCGCCCTGAGCAGTCTCATGGCCCGATACGCCAAAAAGACCAAAATGCTCAAGAAACAGTCCGCGCAACTCGAAGCTAAAGTGCTCTTTGATGCACTTAGCAAGTATGTAGACTATCGAGTCCGCCCTGAATGGCGTGACACAGTCTACATGGAAGCAATCGAGAAATTCCAAGCGCGTGGACATGATTTGGACGACCTTAAGGACATAGACTGTTGGACCGACCAGGGAGCACACAAGGTCAGCTTTAACATCAAGACCCAGCAGAAACCCTGCCTTGGCAAGGACCCCACCACCACCAATAAAGCCGGCCAGGGCATTGCCGCATGGCAAAAGACGCTCAATTTCACCATGATCGTCTGGACGCGCATGCTGGAAAAGACCTTCATGGAAGCTGTCAGTCCCAGCTTCCACTTCATCTCTAAGTACACCGACGATGAAGTGATGGCCCTTCTCCAAGCTATCACCGAGGGAGAAACATACGACTTCCTCGAAGGTGATTGGACTGAGTTCGACAGCAGCCAGAACAACGTCGAACACGAGCTGTTCATGATGCAGCTTGAAGCAATAGGTTGCCCCGAGGAACTGCGAGACCTTTTCATGCTAATGATGCTGAAACGGGGGGTCCACAGTTCCTTCGCATCACTCCAGGTGCAAAGCAAGAAAGACTCCGGCCGTGTTGACACCTTGATCGGCAACACTTCCTTTAATGCTGGCGTGATGCTGACCCTTGTTGACCTGGAAACCATCAGTCATGTGCTCTTCAAAGGCGATGACTCTCTCATGCTCGGCCATAACATCAAACTGAATACCGAGCGAGTGAAGTCCCTGGAGAGCAATTGCGGATTCAAACTCAAACTAGGAATCCGCAAGACTGGTGAGTTCGTCTCCTTCATCGTCAACGAGAACGGAGTCGCCCTTAACTTCCCCCGCATTGCAGCCAAAGCCGCCACGCGCAGCTATCGTAACCGAGAGGACTTTGACGATTACCGGAAAGCCATCGAGGTTATGCTCGCCCCCTGTCGTAACACCTTTGTGGCCAGTAACATGGTCCGGACCAATGCCGCCCATTTCAATGTCAACGAAGAGCAGATTGATGCATTACTGTCATTCCTAATATCTTTTGCTCGCGGC